TAATTTCAATACCCTTAAATTCAAGTTCATTAAAGTGTCTTATTAGATATGATTTTCTTTTCTTATCTTTCATCTTCATCTGACCTTGAAAATGTTCATTATCACCAGTATCCTCTAATTGAAAAATATACTTATCCGCAAGATGCCTTACTGAATCCAGTAGTGAATCTTTTAGCGGTAACATATCCCTCTTCTTATTAGAATACCTAAAGGACCAATACATCATCTGATTGTCAGAGTCCTTCACCATCTTTTTTATATTAGTTGTCATTTCTTTAAGCCAATATTTTTTTTTTTTAATTTTTTTTTTTCTTATACTATAAATAAAATGCCATACTATCCCCGCCGGAGAAAAACCTATCGTAAACGTAAGAATAATTCTAAATATTCTAAGAAGAAATTTACTAAAACTTATCACAAAAATCGTCAAAATGCCCTCGTCACCAAAGTAGGACATCCCTTCCCACCAAATCTCGCCACTAAAAATAACTGGGCCGAAACCAGTGTCGATATCGCACAGGCCTTACCAGGGACAGTATTCCAAGCAAATATGTTAAGATTAAATTCAGCCTATGACCCAGCATTAAGCTCAGTCCTAGGACAAGAATCAGTCCAATATCACAATATATATAATCGTTATTACGCAAAATATTATGTATCATATGTCAAAGTCAATCTCAAGTGGAGAAACACCGGAGACAATGATTGTAGAATAGTAGCAGGTATATCAGACCAAACTAATCCAATATTCTTAAACGTAAATATGAACGAGTTCCAAATGGCCAAATACACTCAAACAAAAGTGCTAGAGTCCGACCAAGGTTCTCGATTCAACAGAGGAAATATGACCTTCAAATTTAACTTATCTCACTGGGCCAAACGAAATAAATTCAACGCCGAAAATGTAACTGCTGCAGTCAATACAAATCCAACGCAATACCCTACCTTATGGTTCGCAATTCAATCAGAAAATGATGCAGACACTGCACTAGCTAAAGTTGATATAACCGCAACCTTCTATACCAAATATAACCAGAGAATAGAATCCACAATAATGAAAGCCCAATAAAATAGCTTAGTCCAAGTGCAACGTTTTCATAATCTTCATATTTTACATATGCGATTTGAAATACTTGCACAAGCAACGGAGAACTTCAATCACTACTATCAAATAAAGCATAAACTCTTACGATGTTTTTAGACTTAACGCGTGTGTTGCGCCTGCGGCAGAGTTTAGTCTAAAAAAACATTAGACTCTAATTAAGATTCACCAAATAAAGTCAATCTCAATTTATCAATTTTTTAGCTAAGGTAACAAATCACCCACAAACACAGACTGTGAGCCAAATGAGCCAGAAGATATTATAGTCTTGGAACAAGAACTATTGTCGTCCTGTGTTCCAGCAAAGCGCCTTAGACGACCATCTTCTAAAACCCTTACATCCCATCTATCCATACTTATGCACTCCCAATCAGGAAGCTGGTTACAAAAGACAAATACGTGTGGTATATCCATTATAACCTCTTTAGTTTCATATTTTGTGTTAATAAAGTGTCCATCCTTAAGACTCTCGATAGCTGAGTATATATCTCCGCTGTGGAAATCCTTAGGCCTCGACCTAGTTAAATCAACGTTTATTAACTTCTTATATCCGACCTTAGAAATAAGGTTGAGCAAGTCTCCAGCGTTCCCATATCCAAGCTTAATAGCCTCATAATAAAAACTCATATATTTGCAAAATTTAGTTTTCCCAGCATTACCTTGTTCATTAAATATCCATAAAATCTTTCTGTCATCAGGGTCAGTATTATAAATATCTAACAATTCCTGTTGCCATTCAAATAACTTTATAGGTAAGTCCTTTCCAAGGTAAATAGGTGTATCCGCCCAAGGGCCAGCAATCCTAGTATCATTCTTCATACAATAATTTGCTAAAGCAAGTTTCCCTGCATTACTACATATACTAATTTCAATACCCTTAAATTCAAGTTCATTAAAGTGTCTTATTAGATATGATTTTCTTTTCTTATCTTTCATCTTCATCTGACCTTGAAAATGTTCATTATCACCAGTATCCTCTAATTG